TTAATTATTTTTGGCGCGGGTATAAATAGCGTGCCTACCCCCCTGCGTCCCCCTGCGTTTAATTTACCAAAACGCGTAAAATGGCCCGTTATGGTCGTCGACGCGGACGCCGCTCTGTACGCCGCCGCTCTGGGCGGCGCTCTACACGCACTCGACGTTCCAGGGGAAGGCGAGGTTCGACGTTCAATAGGCGCGTCAATAAGGTTATCAACAGGCATATCGAGAGTAAGGTCGTGCTGCTCCCGTTCCTGTCGAACCCTTTTATCATGGGCGACAGGACTATGTACGTGCACAACCCTACCGCCAATATAACGGAAGGCACTGGTGACACCGAAAGGATTGGCCGCAAGATTCAGAATTGCTACATGCATTTGACTGTCGAGTATCGTCATCTCGGGGAGTCTCCTCTTACGCCCTTTCCTAGGATCGTGGAAGATTCTTTTTGCCGGATGCTTGTTCTGAGGAAAGCAGGCGTCAAGATCGCTACAGGGATTAACTTTCAGGCTGACCCCACTGGTCTTACTCCGGCGGACGTGTTTTACAATCCAACCAACCCCCACTATTCGCAAGTCGATAAGAATCGTTGGACTGTGGTGAAGGACAGGCTTTGGCATGTTTCTGCGCAGACTGAACCAGGGACGCTTCTTCACCCTGGTCATACTACGATAAAAAGAAACATGATTATTCCTTGGGGTCGAAACCTGGTGTTCGACACGGATACGGCCACGTCTTCTCTGTCGTTTCTGAAGGGATCTGAGCAGTACCTGGTGTTTGTGGCGAGCTTTGCGGCAGGAACGAACAGTGGTGAACGTGTGGGGACGCTGGATGTATCTAGCCAGTTCCATTTTAAGGACGCTTAGTTGAGCCGGGTCCGAAGGACCCTGGCGACCGCGCGAGCGAAGCGAGTCGCGTGCAGCTTAGGGTTAGGGTTAGGGTTAGGGTTAGTTAGGCCGCGAAGCGGCAGGTTAGTATACATAGTAATAAAGATGAGCGTATATTATATTTGGTAATGTGGCGCGAGGCCTTTATTATTCTTCTAATACATTCATGTGCAGGGATCTAATATCCCATCGGTCTAACGAAAGTGCATTCTCGTCCGGGCGGAAATTAGCCATGACGACCACATGTGGAGGAGGAAAAGAACGAAAGCCTCCTTCATATTTTCCGCTCGAAATTAGACCGTCCTTGATGGCTTCCAGCGCACCGTAAGATATTTTCCCTTCGCTGGTCCTCGGCAGATTGATAATGACCAGTCTTGGTGCGGACGTAGACTTGATGATTTGATAAGATATGTCCGTGAATTTCCCTCCGGAGAAGAAATGTGTGGACGGGAATTTCTGCACCGCCCACTTGCAGAACGCCGTCTTGCCGGAACCACCTTTCCCGTCGTAGTACCACGTAATCCGTCTTGGGTCCGGCTTTTCTTGTAGCTCCGCGTGCAGTGCCGTCTGCCATGCGTAAAAGTTTTCAGGTTTGAGCGTGTCGTCTTCTTCTTGGGATGGTAGATTGAAGCCGGAGGACCAGATCCTTCCTTGCGGGGCGCGTTTCTCGGGGTCCGAGCAGTATTTTACGCTGTTATATATACTGCGGCTCGATTCCCAATGGATCCGGGGGTTCCAGCTCTTTAGGGTGGCGAGGGCGACTTGCGTCTTGTTGTGGATGACCCCTTGCAGGTGTGGCGTCCACTCCTCGCCCCCTAGCTCTTCTTGGAATACGTATCTAGAGATAAAAGAAGGGTCGCGTGAGGGACCCGACCTATAGTAAAAATCCGAGGGCCGAGGGCCACGTACCCTTTGCACTCGTGTTGGGTGATACAGTCTAGCACGGAGGATATTTCTTCCTCGGTGTAGTTATTTAAGGTAAAGCACCAAGCTCTGGAGCGTGCCCCCCTGGTGCGGGGGGCCCTAGGTAGTGGGGCTTCTGCGGGCATCGCGCGAATCAACGATTCGCTAGTATTACCGATGCCCGCCTCCTTTTATAGGCGCATCAACCGAGGCGCAGCCTCGGGCAGGCCCTCGGGTGGCCTGGTTGCGCCTCGGCCCCCTTGACGCAGGGGAACGCGTGCCCCTGCGTCTAATTAATTATTTTTGGCGCGGGTATAAATAGCGTGCCTACCCCCCTGCGTCCCCCTGCGTTTAATTTACCAAAACGCGTAAAATGGCCCGTTATGGTCGTCGACGCGGACGCCGCTCTGTACG